CTGACACGCGACGAAGGTGATACCGCACTGACAGCAACACAAGCGGTAACAATCTACGGGCCTGAAATCGAAGTAAATCCGACAACGCTGAACATGGTTGACAAGCAGCCGCTTATCCAGGCATTATCATGGCGACCAGCAACTATTCTTGACTCACTCGTTGTTGACGGCGCATCCGGTGCTGACAGTTCAATGGTATTCATTCCGTACAAGACAAACAGTGTAGTGTTGAACGTGACCTCTGCGGGCGATTCAGTCAACGTAATGGGGTATCTGTGGTACGGCGAACGAACGATGACGCAGAAGGGCGCAACCGTTGGATACCAAGTGTCGCCTGACTCGCTGAACATCACGAAGGCGGGCAAATTTGGATGGACGTTCACGCGAGATGTTGGCGCACCTGCCGCATATCTCAAGTTCGAGGCATACGGCGACAACGGACAGAATACAACTATAGACGCGACACTCAACCGCGACCGGTACTAAGGAGCGAATGATGAAACGATTTCTTACAATAAGCACGGCACTACTGCTTGCGGCTCTGGTACTCGCTCCGAATGCGGCAGCTCAAGATGTGTGGAAGATGCCGACCACGACGGACACGGTATTGGATACGTTGTCTGCTGTATCGGAAGCCATAACCGTTATTGATGGGTTGCATGATGTACCAACTGCTAACGTGGCAACAAACGCTCAGATGAAAGATGTAATCGGAAATAAGAACGACGCCGCTGTTACCGCAGTAGACACCACAAAATCTCTCATCGCGTACGCCAAAGGTATTATAACATTACTTGGAAGTCTGTCCCTGATTTCTGATAAAGAAAAATCCCTTCTTGGTATTGGGGCTTTCCCGGGTTTCCAGGACTTCTTCAATCTTGTAGCCGATGCCGCTGCTCCGGATACCGATCTTTGGGCAGTTCTTGAGGCTGGCGGGGGGACGACGACCGTTGTAAATAATACGGCAGGGGAACCGGGCTATTTGTTTCTAAATAATGGAGCAAATACTGGTGATAAAACATTGACATACACCCAAAATAAAAAAGTAATAGGATTAAAGGGGGGTGTTACAGAAATACATCTCAGTTCATATGCCCGGTTTATATGGACGGATACAGATGGCTCCCAATGCGCCATCGGTTTTATAGAGAATGACAAGACGCCTACTGTGGCTGATGATCTGTTAGAAGTATCTGGTGCGTATGAAGTTGCTTCTATAGGCGTCTGGGATCAAATTCCTGTGGCAGTAACCGGAACAACCGACCCGGAACAACAAACTGATTTGTCGTCTTGGATTACTACTAATGTTTGGTTCCTAATGGAAATCGTGATCACCGCTTCTGACGTGAAATTTTATATTGATGATGTATTACGGGCAACGCATTCAACCCAAGTTCCAAGTTCTGTTTGGCAGGTGGCTATCGCCGCCGATAATGTCACATTCGTTGCCGCTACCACGAGCCTACAATTTCTTCAAGTATGGGGAGAATAAAGTATGGATACTTATCCTGAGATGCCCAGCGCAACCACTCGAGAAAAGTACGGGCAAAAATATTATGTACGTAAATTCGGGTTACAGGGAAAAGTATTGGAGGAGGTATTAATCCCTATTCCCGAAAACAAAATAATTCGCATCATGAAGGAGGATGGTAATGAGGATGTGGTAAAGCAGGAACTTATTCCTTTGGAGACGAGCGAGAAGTAAAACATAACGCAGACCGGAGCGGGGAGGAATTGTGCTCGAACATTTAAGTGGTTCGTGGGGAATTATTGGGACGTTGGTGCTTGGTTTTGTAGTTCAAACTTTTTTCTTAAGAGGAGAATCACGAACATGGTATCATGTAGCATTTACATTTAACGCCGGGACAGTAGTTCTATACGTGAACGGGATTGCTGTTGCTGGCTCCCTTGATTCCGGTGCGATACCATCCACATTGTATGCGGGAACTGCTGATGTAATTATAGGGGCAATGAATGCTGGTGGCTCCCTTCTTTTCTCTGGCAAACAAGACGCCCATACCATCTACTCCTACGTCCCAGCCGCACCGACCACATTTGCCGCCTTGCGATATAACGAAGGTGCATTGCTGTATGGGAAGGCATTGATATAGCGTGATACTGAAGATACAGTGCGGCAATATAGTAATCAAGAAACCGTAACCTATGACGATGGAGCAAGCACAATGCCTGACAGAAGAACTGATGACGTGAAAGCGGACGATTACATGACAGTCCGCGAATTGATCACGCATTTCGAAGGCATTCATACTAAACTTGGCGATATACACACGCAGACGATAAAGACTAATGGGCGTGTCGGCAAACTTGAATCGTGGCGTGACAGAATAGTCGGTGGTATGGCCGTAATGGCAATACTTGTTGTGCCGATACTTTTATACATCACGAAGCAATGGATACAAGGCAATGTGCATATAGACTCATCAATTATTGATACGGTGATAGCAATATTGACTGGAGCTTGATATGGCAATTGTAACCACAGATGAAGTGCTGGAATTTATCGGGGTCGACCGGGGATACTTTGAAATCGCTGCCGGGAACGACGTGCTGGTGCTGACGAAAGATGCTGGATCCGCAACAAACGTCGATATTGCCGATGGGACATACAGCGGAGACGGACTTGCAGCCGCAATAGAAACCGCGATAGATACCGCGTTCACAGTCACATCAACCGTATCATGGAGTTCATCGACACGCCTGTTTTCAATGACTGCCGGAGCTGGTACAACGCTTACATTCACGCTGTCAGGATCCGACGCGGCATTAACAATCGGATTCACTGCTGACAAGGCAGCGGCACTGACACTGACAAGCGATCTTGCGGCAGGTGATCCCACAACAGTAGTCGGCTATATCAAGGATGGCGTGGAAACATGGGTTCAGAATTCACTCTTGCGGCGTACACTTGATTCGACAGCGTATTCATTAAAACGGTACGACGGGACAGGACGTAAAGTGATATGGCTCGATGATTACCCGGTGACGGTGTTTACGAAACTTGCTATCGGTACACGCACGGCAATTCGTATCAAGAATACAACAGCCAATTCAACCGCGTCTGTGTCAGTAACATCGTCCGGGCTTGCGCTTGAACTTGACGGAACAGTGGACTCAGATTTGGTCTTTGCCACGTACACGACAATAACCACGCTTGTCGCTGCTGTAAACGCACTTGGTTCAGGTTGGACAGCTGAAGTGGTAGGATCATACGGATCATTCAAATCAACGGAATTACTGGAGGCATGGGGCCAGAACTGTATTGACAGCGCAACCGTTGATATTGACATGGCCGATGAAGCAGAAAATGAATTTCAGCTTGATCCCACGACCGGCAAGCTGACATCATATCGCTTGTTTAATTGCGGCATCAGGAATATCATCTGCTCGTACACTGCCGGATATTCGTCTTCCACCATGCCAGACGATATACGGTTTGCAGTTATGGCACTGATCCAGTCGATGTACCGCAAACGTCAAGATGAGACGTTCGGGTTGACACAAATGAGGGCAGGTGATATATCGGCGGCATACGCGCAACTGCCACCCGAAACCAAAATGATATTTGACGCATACAAGCGGAGAATGGTTTAATGGCATTTGGGCCGAAAGTAACCGTGACGCTTGAACGGTATACCGAGACACTCACATCGACCAATTCACCGTCGTTCGTGTGGCGACCTGTGCGCACGTTACGCGGCACGCTTCAGACAGTACGTGGTGATCGAGGCCCGTTGTTTAATCGGATGGCAATAACAGCCGACTATCAATTCATGCTTGATAAACCGGCAGGACTGACGATTACCGAGAAAGACCGGCTGAGATACGGTACGCGATATTTCACGGTCAAGCTGTCAGAAGATCCGATGGGACGCCAGCGGTATACGATCCTGTACCTTGAATCGGAAAAGCGCGAACAGGCGGAATCGTAATGGCAAAAGTCAGGATAAAAACGTATCCGAAACGTGTTGAAAACGAGGTGTCGAAACAGGGCCGCAAGGGGATAATGAAGTCAATTGTATTCCTTGAAGCGGCGGTCAAAAACGCTATGCGCAGCACACCGAGGGTAATAGCGAGTAAGGTGAAGAGGGGGCGCAATATACATCATCCAAGTGCGCCCGGACATCCACCGGCAGTTGATTTTGGGCGGTATATAAATTCGATATCACATGCTTTCTCATGGGGTGGTGCGGCAACATCAAGGCCAACGGCACCGGCAAAATCAAATGAAGGCGTAACGTCACCGGCTGCGAAGTCAAAAAAGGATACCGGTGTAACAGGGTCAAGTGTGGCGCAGGTAATACCACTTGAATTCGGCACGGCAAAAACCCAAGCGCGTCCGGTGTGGCGGCAAACACTGGTGAAATCGCGGGCACAACTTGCGACATTCTTTAAGGTGAGATAATGATACAGGCATTCCTTGTTGGTTTTATAACAAAGGCAACCACTTCGAATACATTCAACACCGCAATCGGTGGCCGCGTGTATGATACTGAAGGCCCGGAAGGTGCGACATATCCTTATGCGGTTATAACCAACACAACGGCAATCCCGTCTCACACGTTCTCGACCAATGTATACGAAATGGTGTTCACGTTTAATATTTTCAGTAACACGCGAGCGAACACCGAAATAGATGAATTATTCGACAAGTTTACCGCACTGATGGAGCCATCAGCCGGATCGGGATGGGTGGCAATAACGGTGTCGGGATACGCGCAGGTCATGTATAGGATGTCAAATTGGTTCCGGTTCAGGGCTGACGATACATGGCAATATACGATTGAACTTACCGCCAGGATTCAAAAGAATTGAAAGGGGGACTATGCCATGAGAGACAAGAAACTCGCAATCGGATTGCCGTTGGGATTCCCGATGGTACATGCCGATTTCTTCAAATCGTATATCTTGGTTGATAAGGGCGAACACATGTTGCTCACATCCGAAGCCGGGCCAATAACAGCACTGCGAAACGGGTTGATGTATAACGCAATCCATTCCGGTGCGAATCAACTAATGATGATGGATGTTGATATGGTCTACCCGGTCGATACAGTGAATCGATTAACGGCTACGATGGATGCGTCAGGCGCGGCTGTAGTTGCCGGATTGATGTTCAGACGGTATCCACCATTCGACCCGTGTTTCCAGTCAACTAATATGAAATGCAAGGTTGGCGATATACTCCCGGTTGATCGTGTCAGTACAGCATGTATGCTGATCGACGTTGATTGGGTGAAAGAACACATGTTTCATCCGTGGTTTGAGACGGAGGATGATGAACTGTGTAGACCGGTTCTCGGAGAGGATTATTTGTTCTGTGATAAAGTCCGCGAGGCAGGCGGTGAAATTTTACTTGACGCATCAGTAATACCAAAACACCTGACCACGGTGCAGGTTGACGAGAAGTTCAGCGGCATGTGGGCCACTATCAAAAAGGAGATTCAAGATGGCTGAAATCACGGGCAAAGGCGGATCAATCACCTTCGCTGGCATCGTTGCAAATGTGTATTCGTGGAACATCGACGACGCACCTGATATTCACGAAAAAACTGACTTTGCGGATGGTGCCAATAACTACAAGACACGGATGGCAGGTCTCAATGATTGGTCGGCTACCATCGAGGCGCGGTACGACTCGACAAACACTGCTGATCCCGGAGATAGCGCGGCACTGACGCTTACAATTGTAAGCGGCTCGACATACACAGGGACAGCGATGCTTGTCAGCCAAGCGGTGAATACCCCTGTTGATGATCTTGTGACCGTAACGTACAACTTTGTCGGCAACGGCGCACTCACCCGTCCTGCCTAATTTGGAGGGTGAAATATCATGGCTGAAATACATGGTAAAGTCGGAGCGCTGTATTATGCGCCTGCATACATCGCAGCGGATACGATCTCATTTGCCGACACCAATCCAGATACAATTCTGGATTCAGGTAACG